CAGGATATGTTACTGCTACCGCAGGTCACTTTGGGCAATACATTAACATGGAAGGTGACGAGTCGAAAGACAATCACCAGATGATCACCCGTTATCGTGGTGTGGCTATGCATCCTGAAGTGGATATGGCGATTGACGAAATTGTTAATGAGACCATTTCTGCTTCTGAACTACAGTCTTCTGTTGAACTTTCGCTTGACGACATTGAAGCAGGCGAAAAGATCAAAGAACAAATTCGCGAAGAGTTTGACGGTATTGTTCAGATGCTTCGCTTTAACGAAGTAGGGCATGAGATATTTCGTTCGTGGTATGTAGATGGTAGAATCTATCACCACTTGCTTGTTAACGAATCAAATCCTAAAGCAGGCATTCAAGAAATTCGAAATATCGATGCGGTAAAAGTCCGTAAAGTTCGACATGTAAAATACAAAAAAGATCCTCAAACTGGTGTTAAAGTTGTTGATGGTGTTGATGAATATTATATCTACGAAGACAAGCCAGGTCAAACACAGACTGGTGTTAAACTATCTAATGATTCAATCAACTATGTAACATCAGGCTTGCTAGACGAAACGAAAAAGAAAGTCGTCTCGCATCTGCACAAAGCATTAAAGCCAATCAATCAACTGCGCATGATGGAAGACAGTCTTGTCATCTATCGTCTTGCTCGCGCACCCGAGCGCCGTATTTTCTACATTGATGTAGGTAACTTGCCTCGTGGTAAGGCTGAGCAGTACATGCAAGATATCATGACCAAGTATCGTAACAAACTGGTCTATGATGCAAGCACTGGACAAATCAAAGATGATCGCAAGCATATGTCTATGCTTGAAGACTTCTGGTTACCTCGACGCGAGAACGGGCGCGGTACTGAGATTTCTACACTGCCTGGCGGTGAGAATCTTGGGCAAATTGACGATATCATTTATTTCCAAAAGAGATTATATCGTTCTTTAAATGTGCCTGTCAATAGGCTTGAGCAAGAAGCACAGTTTTCTCTTGGTCGCTCTAGTGAAATCTCACGCGACGAAGTTAAGTTCCAAAAGTTTGTTGATAGACTTCGCCGTAGATTCTCCTGGGTTTTCTTGGGTGTTCTCAAGAAGCAGTTGATCATCAAGGGTATCATTACCGAAGAAGATTGGGAAGACTGGAAAGACAACATATATGTTGACTTCGTAAAAGACAACCATTTCACCGAACTGAAAGAAATGGAAATTCTCCGTGAGCGTATCGGTGTTATGAACGAAATTACTCAGTATGTTGGTGAGTATTATTCGAAAGAGTGGGTCATGCGTAATGTTTTAAGAATGTCCGATGACGACATTGATAACATGAAGAAAGAAATTGATAAAGAAATAAAAGCGGGCGAGATTCCTGACGAAGAAGAAAAGGCACAGCGAGAGGCTCCACCTGAGCCTAGACCTGTCCCTGTTCAAGTAGTACCTGATGATAAACCAAAGGAGTAAATTATGAGTGAAGTACAAGATCCTGTAATTGATGAACTTGAAGCAGAACCTATTCAGACAAATTCAGGTCCTATCGAAGACTTTCTAAAAGCAATCGAGGACCAAAACTTTACGCAAGCAGAACGCCAGTTCAATGATATTGTTGGCGACCGTTTGCAGGATACGCTTGATCAAGCAAAGGCTCGGATTGCTGCGTCTATCCATAGCGAAGTTGAAGACGAAGAGTCTGAAGAATCTGAAGATGCAGAAGACTTCGATCAAGATGATGACGAAGAAGACACTGAAAAATAAATTTTTATAAATAATTATTACGAACAGTGTTAATAGATGATCGTGTAAAAAAACTGGCTGAAAAGGCGGCGAACGCTCACTTATTTGAGGTCATGGGTAACAAAGGAAGATATTTGATACCCGACAATTTCAGCACAGTGCAGTACATGAATGCTAGAGGTCACATTGACTTATTGAAGTTAAAAGAGGTTTTGTTAAGAGACCTTGTGTCAATAGACCGAAATGCTGCATATCTTAATGTAGGTGTAGCAGCAGGGCATTTAGAGTATGTCAACAAACTGATGAAATCGCCGATTCATATCAGTTCTGTTGAATGGGACGATCAGTATGAATGTTGCGAAGGTCTTCGAAGAGACTTTGGAGTAACGGTGCACTACAAGTGCAACAATGTTCTAGAAGACGATTTTGAGATTCGCGGCATAAAGACATATTTTGATTATGCGATATTGGAAAGGTTCTTTCCTGTGTACCGAAGTGATACGCACGAAAGAACAGAAATGGTTTTAAAGAAATTTAAGCCATATGCCAAGAGAGCGCTAGTAGTAGACTCAAGAGGCAATTGGTCTAAAGAGCAGTGGAACTGGCTAGAAAAAGTTTCAGAGTATAGAAGACATATATCTGGCGAGTGGCATTGTTTTGCAATTAAACTGGAAAATTTATGAAGACATTTAAAGACATTCGTGAATCAAAGGGTAAAATGCCTCCTGGTGAGCATGTCTTCGATAAAAAAGTGAATCGTCATTCTGTGATGATTCACAAAGATAGTAAAGGATTCACTGTCTATATTGACGGTGACAAACTAGACACCTATCGTTCTCAAAAAGAAGCAGAGAAGATGGGTGTGGCTTTTGCAAAGGAAATGTAGATGAAACTCATTGCTGAATACATTGACAACGGACTAGAAGTTATTACCGAAGCGAAAAGCGACGGTACTAAGTCCTATATGATTGAAGGCATCTTTGCACAAGCGGAACAAAAGAATCGTAACGGTCGTGTATACCCTCGCACAATCATGGAGCGAGCAGTAGAAAAATATGTGACCGATCAAGTTGATAAGAAGAGAGCCGTCGGTGAGTTGAATCACCCCGAAGGACCTACTATCAACTTGGACAAAGTTTCTCACCTCATCACTGGGCTTCAATGGGAAGGCAATGATGTGGTTGGAAAGGCACAAATATTGGATACTCCAATGGGTAAGATTGTAAAAGGTCTACTTGATGGCGGTGTTCAACTAGGTGTGTCAACTCGTGGTATGGGTAGTCTTGAGCAAAGAAATGGCACTATGTATGTGCGTGACGACTTTATTTTAAATACTGTCGATATCGTACAAGATCCTTCTGCACCTGCAGCCTTTGTTAATGGAATTATGGAAGGTGTCGAATGGGTATGGAATAACGGTGTCATTCAAGCACAAGAAATTGAGAAGATGGAGACTGAAATTAAAGCCGCTCCGAAAAAGCATCTCTACGAGACGCAAGTTCGCGAGTACAAGAATTTCCTCTCGTTGCTCAAATCAAACTTTAAGGAGTAAGACATATGTCTGAAAAAGACCTAAATGTTGAGCTTCCTGTCGATGAGACTATCGAGGAAGCAAGTGCTCAGAAAATGCCTGTAGGTACTGAGGCAGATTCTATTGCGTCTGTGGATAAAACGGATACTACTAAGAAGGCTCCCGCTCGTAAAGGGGATACCGGAAAGCAAGATCCGATGCCAAAGACCAAAGCAGGAATGCTTAACGCAATGTATGGCAAGATGGCTGGTATGAAAAAAGACCAGTTGATGGCCATGTACGGCAAGATGCAGGAAGATTTCGAAGATATGGAAGACGGGGAAGCAGTTGACCTGCCCGAGTTTTCTGTTAAAGACGAACTGAATGCTCTTGTTGAAAGCGAAGCAACTTTGTCGGATGAATTCAAAGCGAAAACTGCGATAATCTTTGAAACTGCTATTCGTTCTAAGTTGTCAGAAGAAATCGAGCGCTTAGAAGATGAATATCAAACACGCCTCGACGAAGAACTGAACGCTACGCGTACTGATCTAGTTGAGAAAGTGGACAGCTACCTGAACTATGTAGTTGAAAATTGGATGGAAGAGAACAAACTCGCTGTTGAGACTGGTCTGCGCACTGAAATCGCCGAAGATTTCATGGGCAAACTGAAGGACTTGTTCCTTGAGTCTTACATCGATGTTCCTGAGTCCAAGGTTGACCTAGTTGATGAACTTGCACTGCAAGTTGAAGAACTTGAGGAAAAACTCAATGTTCAAACTGCTAATGTTATTGCAATGAACGAGCAAGTTGAGAAGCACCAGCGCGAAGCGGTGATTCGTGAGGCTTCTCGTGACCTTGCAGAAACACAAGTAGAAAAACTTTCTTCTCTTGTCGAAAATCTTGACTTTGAAGATCAAGATTCTTTCGCACAAAAAGTGAGAACTGTGAAAGAGGCTTACTTCAAGAAGCCTGTTGCTCAAGAAGAAGAAATCGTAGAAGATTGGGATACCAATACACAGGAAGTTTCTTCTGTGATGGACATGTATCTCAACGCAATCAAAAAATCCAATAAGTAAGGAGTACAACAATGAGTGTACAAGTTTCGTATGATAAGTTGATGGAGAAGTGGGCTCCCGTTCTGAACGAAGAGTCTGCTGGTGCTATCAAAGACAATCACCGTCGTGCGGTGACCGCTGCTATTCTTGAGAACCAAGAAATGGCATTCCGTGAAGAAGCAGGCATGCTTGCAGAAGCGCCTACCAACACCAACTTCAGCGCTACTGGTGCTGCTCCTGGTGTGACGGGTGCTAACTGGAATCCCGTGCTTATCGCCCTCGTGCGTCGCGCTATGCCTAACCTCATGGCTTATGACCTCGCTGGTGTGCAGCCGATGACGGGTCCGACTGGTCTTATCTTCGCAATGAAGAGCCGTTACAAGACCACTCGTGGTGGTGCAACCGACGGTACAGAAGCACTTGGTCTTCAAGAGCCTCACACACCTTTCTCTGGCGACTCTTCTGTGTCGCAAGATTCTCAGTTTGCTGCTGGCAACAAAGGTCCTTCGGGTCTTTCTGGTGTAACCGACACAGACGACGATTCTTCTATCGTCGATTCTGGTTCGACTTATGTGCCTGGTGTTGGCGGTGGTATGCCTACTCCCGATGCAGAAGCGCTCGGTTCGACCGGTTCTGCATTCGCAGAAATGGGCTTCACCATTGAGAAAGCAACTGTGACTGCTAAGAGCCGTGCTCTGAAAGCAGAATACAGCCTTGAGCTTGCTCAAGACCTCAAAGCAATCCATGGTCTTGACGCAGAGACGGAACTTGCGAACATTCTCAGCACGGAAATCCTTGCTGAAATCAACCGTGAGATCATCCGTACGATCAATGCTCAAGCCAAGATTGGTTGCCGTACTGCAAATGTTCAAACTCAAGGTATCTTCGACCTCAGCACCGACGCTGATGGCCGTTGGTCCGTTGAGAAGTTCAAGGGTCTCCTCGTGCAACTTGAGCGTGAAGCCAATGTTATCGCGAAAGAAACTCGTCGCGGTAAAGGCAACATCGTGGTTTGCTCCTCGGATGTTGCTACGGCTCTCGTGGCTGCTGGCATGCTCGACTATGCGCCTGCTCTCAGCACGAACCTGCAAGTGGACGACACAGGCAACACCTTCGCTGGTGTGCTGAATGGTCGTACTCGTGTGTACATCGACCCCTATGCAGTTGCAGACTATGTGACTGTGGGCTACAAGGGCACGAACCCTTACGACGCCGGTGTGTTCTATTGCCCCTATGTGCCGCTCCAGATGGTGCGCGCTGTGGGCGAGAACGATTTCCAGCCTCGCATCGGGTTCAAGACTCGTTATGGTATGGCTTCCAACCCCTTCGTTGGTGCTACTCCTTCTGACGGTCTTGCCACGAACCGCACGAACCAGTACTATCGCATCTTCCGCGTGGACAACATCCTCGCCTAAGCGATATAAAAAGAGCGAGGTTCACTCGCCACTTTCAAGGGGCTCTTCGGGGCCCCTTTTTTATGCAGTATAAATATAGATATCATTTTCACTTGAGTGTTTTCTCATGGCAGATTTTACATGCGATCCTACATATCTTGCTCCGACAGGATTTAAAATTTCTGTTGACCGCAAGAACTATCCAAACATTCAGTTCTTTGCGCAGCAGGTGCAGCATCCGTCTATGGATATGACTACAACTGAAATCCCCTATCGTAGAGTAGGTACAGTAGTAACCCCAGGTGATACGCTGTCGTTTGGTACGCTTACGATGGATGTTTTGATGGACGAAAACATGAATGTCTATCAAGAAATGTATGACTGGATGCGCAGACTTGTCCAAGAAAAACACAAAGCAAATACAGGTAGAATGTTCAGCGGCGAAGACGACCTCGCATCTTACTGTGATATTACAGTCTCAGTGCTTACTAGCAGCAACAACATTTCTAGATCATTCAAGTATATAAACGGGCTTCCTATATCGCTTGGTGATATAACATTTGCATCAACACAGGAAGGGCAGTACATTACCTTCCCCATGTCGTTCCGATTTGATTATTTTGAGTTTGTATAATATAATAATATTTTAATTATGAGGTGTTATAATGGATTTGCAAAAAATACTCAGTGAATGGAAAAGTGATTCACAAATTGAGTTTAACAAACTGGATGTCTCTTCGCAAGAGACTCCTAAATTGCATGCTAAATATCTTGAGTTGTACACCACTGCAAAACTGAAACTAAAAGACGCAGAGTTTAAGCAGAAGTTTTTGTTGAAAGAAAAGTTTCTTTATTATAATGGAAAAATGCCTGTTGAGAAAATACTTGAAAAAGGCTGGAATCCGGATCCGTTTGACGGATTAAAGATTCTTAAGGGTGAAATGGACTACTATTATAATAGCGATCCTGAGATTATGGCAAGTGAAAAACAAATCGCGTATCTAAAAGAAGTTGTCGATACATTGAAAGAAATCTTAGAGAATCTTAAGTGGAGACACCAGACGATAAAAAATATGGTGGAATGGAAAAAGTTTGAAGCAGGATTCTAATTGTATAAATAGATATGACAGAGAAGAAGAGGTTGCCGCCTCTTCTTCCCCTAAACACAACTAACTATCAGGAGTAGTCAGTCATGTCTAAAACTATATATCATAATCACCACATAATTCCTCGACATATGGGCGGTACAGACGACCCTTCTAATATTGTCAGACTGACAATTGAAGAACATGCTTTAGCACACAAAGAACTGTATCGAAAGTATCAAAAGTATGAAGACTTTCTGGCTTGGAAAATGTTAGAAGGTCAAATGAATAATCAGGAATATCTTTTGGAAAGAGCAAAATTAGGCGGTATGAGGTCTTCTTCTAAAGGTGTTTCGAAGTCTGAAGATTGGAAGAAAAAAATGTCTCATATAATGAAAGGTAAAAAAAGACCTAATATATCAGGCAATAAACACCCTAGAAAAAGTTCTGTTTATGCCGGTAATATATACTTTGAATCTGTTATGGATGCTGCTAAGTACTACAATACGAGTAAGAATACTGTGAGAAATAGATGTTTAAGTGATAATTTTCAAGACTGGTATTACATAAAAAAGCGTATATAATGCAAGTAATTAAGTTCAAAATGAAAGACTATGCGATGCTTCAATTAACTGAATGTGAACCGCATATCGTAAGTGAACTTAGTGAATATTTTTGCTTTGATGTACCTGGCGCTAAATTTATGCCTGCTGTAAAGAAGCGCCTATGGGACGGCAAGATTCGCATGCTTGATCGCAACACTGGGCAGATCAATGCGGGCTTGTATTGGGCGATTAAAAAATTTGCAATGCAGCGCGGCTATGGTATTAAAGTAGAGCCAAGCGACTACGGTTATCCCTACGACACAAACAAGATTAATCATGTACAAACGATGGAGTGGATCGATACATTAGGTCTACCCTTCAAGCCTCGTGATTATCAGTATGATGCATTTACTCACGGAATTCAATACAAGCGCGCAATTCTTTTGTCGCCTACGGGTTCTGGTAAATCTTTTATCATGTACCTACTCATGCGCTGGTACTTAGCGCAGCAGACGAATCGAAAGGTTCTGATCATTGTACCAACAACTTCTCTGGTCGAACAGTTGTACAGCGATTTTAAAGATTATGGGTTTGATGTAGAGCAAAACTGTCATCGAATTTATTCAGGTAAAGACAAAGAGACTGAGAAGCCAATCATCATA